AATGAATGGGAAGATGATGAAGAACTTGACGAAGAAGATGAAAAAGAATAAAAGGATTTATGGCTAAAGATATTAAAATGATAAAAGGACAAGATGAGATTTCTATAAAAGCAAATAATCTTGAATTTTATAAAAGTCTTGGTTATAAAGAGGTTGGTCAGCAAGAAGAAGTTGCAAAACCAAAAATAATAATAAAACAAAAAGAAAAAGTTAATAAGGAGTAAAAATGGCGATAGTTCACGGTAAAGAAGGTGTTATAAAAGCTGGTGGCTCTGTAATAAGTGATGTAACAGGATTTGGATTAGAAACTTCTGGAGATGTTGTTGAAACAACTGCTTTAGGAGAATCAGTAAAATCTTTTACAACTGGTACAACTTCATTCTCAGGAAATATTGATGTAAATTTTAACAGAGGCGATTCAGTACAAAATACTTTATTAGCTGGTTCTCAAATTGCATTTATATTATACCCAGAGGGTGCAGATTCTGGAGATAGAACTTATACAGGTTCAGGAATTATAACAGGAATGAGTGTTAACAATACATTAGATAGTATGGTTACTAAATCAGTTACTTTTCAAGGCACAGGTGCTTTAACAATAGGAACTGTATAATCTGATTTATGTCAGTAATTGATAGAGTTAAAACACATTTTGAGACTCTTAAAACCATCACTATTGAAGTTGATGAGTGGAAAGATGAACATAATAATCCATCTATCTTTTATTCAGAACCCTTAACTCTTGAAGAAAAAAATAAAATTTTTCAAAAATCAAATAACTTCCAAGACTTAACTGTATTAGTTGATTTACTTATAATGAAACTAATGGTTAAGAATGACAAAGGCGAAATGAAAAAAGCTTTTGAGCCAGAAGATAAATTTGCTTTAAGAAAAAAAGCTGATTCAAATGTTATTGCAACAATAGCCAATAAAATCCTTGCCGATACCAATTACGAGGAAGCCGAAAAAAAGTAACCAGCGATCCTGTCCTCAGGTCGCAATTAGCGGTAGCCGATAGACTTCACATCACACTTCAACAAGTTTTAGATATGCCTGTAAGCCATTATAATTTTTGGTTAGCATACTTGAAAAAAGAACAAGATGAGTATAAAAGTCAAGAGAGAATGGCTAAACATAGAAGATAATTATGGCAACACAAAAACTTAACATAGACATAGTAGCAAGAGATAAATCCAAACAGGCTTTAAATTCCTTAAAAGGAAGATTAAGCAAAGTTAAAGCATCAATATTTAATTTAAGAAATGCCTTTATAGGTTTGGGTGCTGGTCTTGTTATTAGAAATCTAGTTAATACAGGAAAACAATTAGAAGGACTACAAGTAAGATTGAAATTCTTATTTGGTTCAGCACAAGAGGGTGCAAAAGCTTTTGATGAAATGTCCAAATATGCTTCTAAAGTTCCTTTCTCTTTAGAACAAATTCAACAAGGTGCTGGTGTTCTTGCAGTTGTTAGTAAAGATGCGGAACAAATGGCAAAAATGATGAAAATCACAGGTAATGTTGCCGCAGTAACAGGACTAGATTTTAGAACTACCGCAGAACAAATCCAAAGATCAATGAGTGCTGGTATCTCAGCCGCAGATTTATTTAGAGATAGAGGTGTTAAAGCTATGCTTGGTTTCAAAGCTGGTGCAACTGTATCAATAGAAGAAACAGTAGCCGCATTTGATAGAGTATTTGGAGAGGGTGGTAAATTTGATGGAGCAACAGATGCATTAGCAAAAACATTTGAGGGAACACTCTCAATGATAGGCGATGAATTTTTTAACTTTAAAAAAACATTATTAGAAGCTGGATTCTTTGAAGAACTTAAAAAACAATTTGGCGATTTAGATAAATTTTTAAAAAATAATGCAAAAGAGATAGATAAGATTGCAACAGCGGTTGGTGAAAACCTTGCACAAGGAATAGTTGGAGCAGTTAAAATAGGAAAAGATTTAATACCAACATTAAAAAATATAGGTAAAGCACTAAAAGGCATGATAGATGGTTTTAATGCATTACCAGATTTTGTTAAAGAGGTTGGATTGATAGGTGCTGTTTTATTTGGAAAAAAAGGTGTAGTAGCCCTTGCTGGTATAAGTTTTATAATGGATAAGATTACCGATTTTGTAAATGATACAAAAATCAAAGCTGGAATAATTGATACTTCAAATTTAAAAGATGTTCAAACAAGATTGGATATAATTAATAATAAATTAGATAAAGGCACTATCATAATGGATAGGCAAAAAGTTCTTACTGATGATAGATATGTTGATTTAAAAGATGTTGTAACATTATCAGAAGACACAATAAAACAATTAAAAAAAGAAAAAGAAGAATTACAATTAATACTTTTAAATAGCAAAGGTGCTTTATATCTATTAGTCGAACAAAATAAAAAGAAAAAAGAATTTCTTAGATTACAAAAAGAAGAATTCAAGCACTTGTTTGATATAGGAAAAGCTGAAAAAAGTATAGCCAAAAGTGCAGAAAAAAACAGAAAACTAGAATTATTTCTTTTAGAAGAAAAAAACAAAAGAAGGCTAGAATTTCTTAGATTAGAAAAAGAGGCAATGGATAAAATTGGAGAACAAAAAACAACATTTGAACAAATAGGAGAACAAATTAAGAAAAACAATGAAGAATTTTCTTTAAGTGGAGAAATTTTTAGTACATTACAATCTTTTACATCTTCATTTTCAAGATCATTAGCCGAAGCACTTGTTTATGGCAAATCATTAAACAAATCATTTAAAGAATTGGCAAAAGGATTATTAGTAGATATTTTAGCAAAAATGATTGAACGCATTATATTACTTGGAATAGAAAAACTGATTATAGAAAAATTATTCAAACAAGATACTAAAAGACTAGATATGGAGAAAAATATTACTGCGGAAAAACGAAAACAAGTTTATTGGCAAACATTATTATTGGCTCTAACTGGTGGTGCTAGTTTTTTTGGGCTTGGCGGAAGTGCAAAACAACATGGTGGAGCAGTATCAAAAGGAAGACCAGTTTTAGTTGGTGAGAGAGGACCTGAGCTTTTCTATCCCAACACAACAGGTCAAATAACTCAAAATGCTAGAGGAACAGGTGGTGGACCAGTCAATGTTAATTTTAGTATCACAGCTTTAGATGCTAGTGGATTCTCTGAAATGTTAATTCAAAACAGAGGAACAATATCACATATTATTAATCAAGCTGTTAATGAGAGAGGAGCAAGTAATATAGTCTAATGAGTGGTGCATTTCCAATATCTTCTGCAAAATTTAAAACAATGGGCATTAAGTCTATACAAACTACTATTATTTCTCACTCCGATAGTGGTAAAAGATTAGCAAGACAAGTTGATGGACAAAGATGGGGTTTTTCCATTTCCATTATTACTTCAACTCGTTCAAGCGTTTATGGAGAGTTAATGGCTTTTATTGTTAAACAAAGATCAGGAAAAGAAACTTTTACAATTATTCCGCCTGAAATAGAAGATGCAAGAGGAAATGAAACAGGAAGTGTTTTAGTTAATGGGGTTCACGCAGTTGGAGATACAACAATAGCGATGGATGCCTTTGCTGGTGATGGTGCTGGAAGATTTAAAGCTGGAGACTTTTTAAAGTTTGCACATGATAAAATTTATATGGTGGTTGCTGATGTTACGAGTTCAAGTAATGCCGCAACAGTTACAATAGAGCCACCTTTAATAACAGCATTGGCAGATGATTCAGTAGTTACTTATGATAATGTTCCTTTTACAGTTTATCTAACTTCAGACCTTCAGGAATTTGGAGTTGGTGGTGCAGATAAAGATGGAAATTTATTATACAAATATGAGCTTGATGTTGAAGAAGCTCTTTAATGCAATACAAAGTAAAGTATTGGCTGAATATTGATGTTCTTGCAGAAGAAATTGTAGAGAGTAATAATATTAATATGGATACAAATGATTTAGGAAAGTATAATGAACCAACAAAAGAAGCAAATTATAAAATATTAGATACAATAAAAATTAACAGAAGAAGCTACGAGGAATATGACAAGAAGCCTAACATCAGCAGTAAAGACAGAATTAGCAACAAGTGAGATACGACCAGTACACCTTATTACTATCAGTTTCGGTACTCCTGTTAATATTACAGATTGTTCATTTGATTTAACTTCTTCAATATCAGGTTCTTCCGTTACCTATTCTGCCTCTAAATTTATAATGGGCATTTCAGATTTTACAGAAGAAACCGATATATCCAAACAATCTTTTGACCTAACTTTATCAGGTGCAGATCAAACTTTTATTTCAGTATGTTTAAATGAAAATATAGTAAATGACGGAGTGGTTGTTTATAGAGGTTTTTTAAATGACAGTAATGCTTTAATTGATGACCCATTTCTTTTATATAAAGGAACAATAGATACTTTCGGCATTTCAGAATCAGGAACGGGAAGTAGTGTTACATTAAGGATTGTTTCTCATTGGGCGGATTTTGAAAAAAAGAATGGAAGAAAAACAAATAATATTTCACAACAAAGATTTTTCAGCACAGATGTTGGAATGGATTTTAGTAGTGAAACAGTTTTAGATATTAAGTGGGGTAGAGCATAATGGGTTTAAATCCTTTTAAAGCGGTAAAAAAATTTGTTAAAAAAGCTGTCAAAACAACAATTAAAATTGTCAAAACAGTTATATCTTGGATAGCACCTATACCTGATATACCTGATTTTGGAGATAGTGAATTTGATGATTTTGAAAAAGGTATTCTATTAAATAAACAATCTAATGATGCAAGTATTCCTGTTATTTATGGAACTCGTATGATTGGTGGTGTTAGATGTTTCATGGAAAGTTCAGGGGCTGACAACGCAAGTTTATATATGGCACTTGTTTTATGTGAGGGAGAAATAAATGATATTACTTCAATTAAAATAGATGATAAAACAGTTACTTGGTCAGGCGATCTTGCAGATAATTCACAAGTTACAGTTAATACTTCAGATGGAAATTTTTATAAAGATTCAGCAAGTTTAATTACAGTAGAACCTCATTATGGTACGGATGCCCAAAGTGCCTCGAGTCTTTTGTCAACTTTGTCTAGCTGGGGATCGAATCATAAACTTTCAGGTCTTGCGTATCTGGCATTAAAATTTACTTGGAATCAAGATGCCTTTCAAGGTGTTCCAAAAGTTCAAGCTGTTGTTCAAGGAAAAAAAGTAGTTTCTTATGATGTAAGTTCGGTAGCACAAACTGCGGCACATTCAGATAATCCAGCTTGGTGTCTATTAGATTATTTAACCAATGCAAGATATGGAAAAGGACTTGCAATTGGAGATATTAATATTCCAAGTTTTTATACAGCATCAGGAGTTTGCGATACTAATGTTACTCCTTATACTGGTGCAAGTGTGATTGACATCATGGATTGCAATGCAATTCTGGACACTTCCAAAAAGGTAATGGAAAATGTCAGGGAAGTTATAACTGGCTGTAGAGGATATTTAACTTTTACTGGTGGCGAATATAAATTGCTTATTGAAACAACTGGTTCTGCAAGTATCACTTTAACCGAAGATGATATTATTGGAGGATATAATTTATCAAGCGAAGATAAAAATAA